GCTTCTGTTACATCAGTGTTAGCTTCTGCAAATATACTTTTTACTTCTTCTTTTTCTTTATACTCTTTATCTGTTCTATCTTGTATTTCTAAAGCTCTTCTTCTTTTTTCTAATTTTTCTTTTAATAATAATATTTCATCTTTTTTTCTATCAGTAAGTCTACCTCTTGATTGACCATCAGCACCTATACCTAAATCCATATTAAGTAAAATATCTGCTCTGTTTAAATCTTCTATAGATTTAGCTTCAATAATTGTTTGTTCTATTTCTTTTAATAATACTTTTTGTTTTTCATCATTAGTAAATAATTTATTAGGATTAGAACCACCGTCAGTATTAGGAACTGCTAAAGCCAAATTATCCCATGATTCAACTAATTTTTCATTTAATTGTGAAGTAGGAATACTAGAGATAATTGTTCTACCTTCTTCTATTTTTTTCTCAGAAGAAAATAAACTTCTTTTTTCTGCGTCTTTTATTGCTTCATCTGCTTTATAACCATTAAATGCAGAAGCAAAACCTGCTGTAAATGAATTATCAGATTCATCAAAATTAGGTAAAAATTGTTCATAAAATTTATTTAATGTAGAACCTTCAGCTTTAAAATCATAATTGTTTTTATTAGCTTCAATAGTTTTAATTGTTTCTGCGGCTTTTACTTTACCTAAATGAAACTGTGTAGTTTTTTCTATAAATTTACCTGTTAAATTAGGGTGCTTACCTGCAAGTATTTCAGCTTGTATATCTTCCATTTTTTTACCAGAAGCATATAAAGTTTGTATTGAATCTATAGCTTCATCTTTATCTTGGTCTATTTTAACATTTAATAATTTTTGACCTGTAAGAGCACTTTCTTGTAATTTTTTTGCTAATTGTAAACCTTCAGATGTTCTAGCTGAAGCTACATAGCCTTCAAAGCCTGAGCCCATGTATTTATTTTTTACTCGTGATTTATATTTTGCCATTATTTTTTAGCCGCCTTTGCTGTGTCATAACTGATATATCCTTGAGCCGCCGTTGTACCTAAGTCTAACAACAATCCTGTTCTACTAGGTTCTGTTACAGGCTCTAAACTATTATAAACTTTAGACATGTTTGCATAAGCATCTTGTGTTTGATTGCCTAGTGTAATCATATCACCTTTATAATCTCTCATAATTTCAGTGTACTCATCATTATATAAAGAACCTATATCTTGCACAATAGCTATACTGTTACCTGCATTTAAGTTAAGTGCTTGTGCTAATTTCTTTTTAGATTCCATTTTAGTTTTAAATTCTGCTACTGCTTTTTCTTGGTCAGCTTGTACTTTTTCTTGGTCTATTTTATTAATGTCTCTCATGTAAGCCACGTTAGCATTTATTCGTGTTTGATTTTGAGAAGCACGTTTACTAGCGGCTAGAGCTTTTTGTTCTCTGTATTCTTGAACTTTACCTACTGCACTAATTGCTGTTAATGCTAGTTGGGCTTGAGGTACTCCGCACATCTATTTTATTTGTCTCCTTCATCATTAATAAAAATGGCATTTTACCAACACCATATTGTTGTAATTCTTCTTTTGGTTCAAATCCTAAAAATTGTAACCATTTTAAACTTTTCCAATTTCTTTTATCTACAAAATTATAAAGATATTCATAACCTTCACTCATTTGTGATACCCAATAAGGACATTCTTTTATAAATTGTTTAGTATGCTTAAATAATTTTTCACTAGACAATAACCAAGCAACACCATATTCAGGTAATTGAGTTGGGTTACTACCAAACATTCCTATAACGCCTTCATCTTTTGTCCCTATAATAGAATATATTTTTGCATCATCATAAGTAAAAGGTAAGACTAAAGCTCTTAATGGACTGTGTCCATCTGAAGCCATAATTTCTTCTCTGTCACCTTTTCTAATTTTTGGAGATAACTCCAACGCATCAGCTATAATAGCTTTACGTACATAATTTTCTTTAATCATTAAATCCTTCTTGAACGTGAATGATAATAACCTTCAACTTCAGCATCAGCAATATAAACTGGTAGATGTGAGTTGCTTTTTATATCCATTACAAATTCTGTGTTTCTACATTGAACTGGAACTCTTAATGTTCCTGAGTTAATAGCAGGTTGTCCTACAAGAGAAGACGCTGTACCTATAACATAACCATTCATTATTGTTGTAGATTTGTCTCTATTGTTAGGTGTAACTTCTACTTGAAAGAAACCACTATTCTCAAAGTTAAAAGATATATTTCTAACTTGGTATCTTCCTGAAGTTACCGCTACTAAACCTCTACCTGTACTTTCTCTTACGTACTGAGTAGACATTCTGTAAACAGAAGAAAATGGTACACCTATAAATAATGACGTGTGATTGCCTTTTATAGTATATGTAGAGCCACTTGTATTTGTGGCTGTATAATTAGCACCATTTGTTCTATCTACTGCTATTAATCCTGTTTTTGCACCATACGGTGAAGTAAACGTAGTTAAGTCTGTGCTACTTGCATACGTTCCTGTTACTGTTGTTTTTAAATCTAAGAAGACACCATGATTTAATGTTGTGTCTTTTAAATTTCTTAAATCAATTTTAAATAATTTTGTGTCTGTACCTTCTGATGCCATCACATATAAAAAACTTTCTAACGACATAGCACCAATAATTTTAACACCACTAAATTCCCATTTAGCCCACGCTGTTTGTACTTTTTCAACTCTATCAAAAAAGTATTTATATAAAAACATTGTGTCTGCATTAACAGGTGACACAGGTGTTCCTGAAGTGTAAGGTGCAGTTTGTGAATCTGCTGTATCAGAAGCTAAAGCAATTAGCGTATCTTCTGTTGTATTACTCACAAGTTGATAACAATTAGTTGGTATTAAACTTTGTACTGATACTGTAATGTCTAAACCATCATTTGTTAATGTATCATCATCAGCAAAATATTCTCTTATAGCAGTGTTGTTATTTCTTGCTTGTGCAAAATATGCAAACTTACCTGCTGATACTGGTTGCACTGCATCATCATGTTCAAATGAAGATACTTCATTAAGTATAGCTGTAGTAGGTGATATAGTATCTCCTGCACTATCTAATTTATATTGTGCTGTATCAGAAAATAAAAGTAAAGACTCATTAAATCCTACAGAGTTTTTAAGTGTATTAACTTGTGTGCCTGAAGCCGCAATATCAATAGGGTCAGTATCTAAAACTTGTGTTGTAGTAGTTTGAAAGTAATTAAAGAAACTAGCATTTTCTGTTAATACTAAATTCTCACCAGACATAATACCTAGTCTGTTTTTATAAAATGTTAAACCATTAATTTTTTTACCTACAAAACTAGGGTCAGCATTTGTATCACTATCTCCACATGTTCTATCTGTCCAATCTAATTGTTTAAATGTAAATGTACCGTTATTGTTATTAATCAATGCGTGTGGCATTGTAGAATTATCTAAACCTACAGAAGTTGCAGGTGCAATAGTTTCATTCCATACACCATTACCTTGAAATGCAACATAGTAATCAGACAAAGTATCACCTTCATCTCCTGTTACTTTTAGTATAACTCCAAGTTTACCATAGTAAGGTAAATCACTAAAATCTTGTATCTTATCTCTTATAGCATACATGGCTGTGTTACCTGAACCATCTGCTGTACTTACAGTATAATTAGCATTGTTATCTGTAGGTTTTCCATAAATTACAGAATCAAAACTTTCAAAAGTAAAATGAGATGTAAAACCAGAATAATTAGCTAAACCTTGAGTTGATGAAACTGTAGCTCCTGTGTCTGTTCTTACAGTTTTAAAACCAATACCATTAGCATTACTATCCCAATGTGTGCTAGATTCTCCATTTAATAATATATCTTTAATTTTGTTTGTATCTCTAAATTTACTATCAGTAGAAGCATCATTACCAGTAGGTAATTGAAATTGTACTTCTAACTCTTGTGCCATGTTAGGGTGTTTTAATGCTACTTTATATTCTCTACCATAGTTTGTTAATTTAACATTTATTAAAAACTCTTCTACTTTAGCCGCAGTGTTTGTAGAGTCTGCTGTAACTGTTGTTGCTGTGTTTGCAATAAATGTAAAATCAGCTACGTTTACTAATTTAAAATTAGCTTTTGGATTTGTAGATGTTAAATAACTTGAACCACTTTGAACTGTAACTGTTTTAGCGTTTCCTTGTAAATCCCAAACTTTAACACCACCGTTGTATAATGCTACAATATATTGATTAGCTTCATCTCTTTGTATTTGCCAAAATTTTGTAGTGTTAGGATATAAATTTGTAGAATCTAAAGTTGCTACATAATCTAATGATGGTCTTTTAGATAGACCTTCTACTATATTATTTTGAAAATTTACTTGGTCTGCACCTTGATTGATTCCTCTTTGAGAAGGAGTCTGCTGAGACATACCATTTAGGAAATTAGGTATAGACTGAGATACCACGCCACCCATTAGTAAGTCCTTCTAGTTGTTCTGTTAATTATTGAAAATGTATTAGCATCACCATTCAACATGTTTATATCTGCTTCTTGTGAATCAGCTTGATGAAAAGCAACTAATGCTTCATTTTCATCTTGACCTATTAATGCTGTAATTTCTTTATCACCTATAAATCTTGAAGCAAATCTTCTAGCCGCTTTTGTTGTAATATATCGTCTTGCATATTCTGGGAGATGTTCAAATTGTTGAACTAAGACTAAGTCAACTGAGGCAGGTGCACTTGTAAATACATCTGTATGTTTTTCCATATCATATAGAAAACCATTTCTGATTGTATAATTGTAATTTCTGTACGCTTGATTAGCGTCTGCTTTTACACAGTTAGCAGGTAGAGGAACTTTGTTATCACTATCTAATGCTAATGTTGTGTGATTAATATGTGTGTTAAAATTCCAACCTATTGATTGGACAGACATTGATGTCTCGTCTAGGATATTTTTAGCGACTGATACATCAACAGTTGTTGTACCTGTGATTGAGTTTACTGGAGCTTCGCCAATAACACTCAACATAGTATTAACTGATTGTAATTCTGTAGTTGGTGTAATTTGTGTTGTCATTTTATCCTTTTAATTAATGTAGAAAAAGGGGGATTTGACTCCCCCTAATTCAAGTAAAAATAAAGAAACTATTACGCTTCTTTAATTCCTACAGCCGATTCTGGTCTTAATACACCATGACCCATAGCATATTTAGCAACCATTAACGTACCTTGTCTTCTGATGTCGTACTCTTTTTCAACACCTAAGTCCATAAGTTTAACTGTACCTACAGCACTTGGGTGAGAAACTAGAGCAACAAAGTTAGTCAAGTTAACAGCTTGTGGGTTTGAACCACCATTAGTAGCTGAACCTTGAGCAACTCCTGAGTTGACGTTTCCAGTTACAAAGTGAGGAACTGGTACTAATTCAATTCCTGCAATTTTCATAACTTTTCCTGAAGCAACACCACCATTGCCACCGCCTGTGAAGTCAACATTGACTGCATTTGTAGCGTTAGCTAATTTGTAGTATTCTTCAAGTCTCATAAAGCATTTTCTGCCTTCTGATGGAACATAGTTTGCATCAAGCTCTTTAGCCGCCGCAAAGATAGCATCTATCATTGCATTAGCCGCAGTTGCGTCTGTAGCAGAAGCAATGCCTGTGTTAGTTATGTTCGTTGTAGCGTCTCCACCAGTAACAGATGCACTAGCTAGAGATGCTTGACCGATTGTTTGTAAGATATGCTTATCTTTTTGGAAAGCTAATGCTCTACCCATTTCTTGTGAGTATGCACTTCTTACGTCCCAATGGTTTTTTGCCTCTTCAATATTTGAAACAAATACTGATGAGATTAGAAGGTCATTAATTGTAATAACCTTTTCGTTTGAGTTAACGTCAGAACCTAATATTTCTGCTCCAACTGCGTGATAAGCGGCTGAAATTCTACCCAAAACTGGGAAAGAAGCCGACTTGCCATTACTGATACTTCTTACCATATCAGCACCTTCTGTTTTTGAAGCTCTGTCAAATGAAGTAATTACTTCACCTGCAAACACTTTTAGAAACAGGGCATCATCACGAGTAGAACCACTATTAGCATTTCCGAATTTAACTGGACTTGCGTTTGACATGTGATTGTCTCCTTTTTGATGTTAGTTTATAAAAGCCTCTTCAATTCAGTTATTTAGTCAAGATTGTCTACCGCAGTAGGTCAAGTTATTTGGCTAAATTGTATTGGCAGTTGCCACGCATAAGCGTTGCACAACTATATTAACAATCCCACTTACGTAAAGCTAATGCTTTTCTAGTAGGTTTGCCGTTCTTAGACATAGCTCCTTTTACCCCACCCATACGAGCACAAAACGATTTACGTCTTCCACTTGTTTTACTTTTGGTAGGTGCTTTTAAGTTATGTCCTTTGCTCTTAAAGTGAGCTCTCCCTGCGGCGTTCAAGCCGCCTGAAGGACTTTGGTATTTTTTAGCAACCATGACTACCTTTTCTTAGCTGTCTTTGCCGCTCTTGTAAATTGCTTAGCAGTAGGTCTTCCTTTAGCTCCTGCTTTTCGCATTTTCTCACCGCTACCTGCGGCGATTCTTTTACGCTTCGCATGAATGTTAGCGTATAATCCACGTTTTGCCATATTATTTTTTCTTTTTGCTACTCATTATTTTTGATTTTAAAGCGGCAGGTAGTCTTTTCTGTCCACCTTTTAACGCTTTACTTGGTCTTCCTTTTTTAGAACCATAAGTTCCTTTTCCCATTGGCATATTTATTTCTCCT